ATGGCGCGGAACAAGCTTTCTGAAACACGGATTCGAACCCTAACCAAGCCAGGCGTCTACTCGGATGGCGACGGCTTGTATCTGCGCGTCCGCACGGGCGGCAGCAAGCAATGGTTCTTCATCTTTAAGAGGGACGGCAAGCGAACTGAGATCGGCCTTGGCGGCTACGGCGCCGGAACCGCGCCAGTGAGCCTAGCCCTGGCGCGCGAGAAAGCGGACGCCGAGCGGCTGAAGCTTGCCAGAGGCGAGCACGTCGCAAAGACAAAGACATTCGCTGATGTCATGGCCGACGTGCTGGCCGTAAAGGAGGGCAGCTTCCGTAACGATAAGCACCGCGCACAATGGTCAATGACCTTGCTCAAGTATGCGAAGCATCTGCATAAAATGCCGATCGCCGATATTACCCGCGACGATGTGGTCGAGACGCTGAAGCCAATCTGGACAAAGGTTCCCGAGACTGCCGACCGCACCCGTATGCGCATCGCGGCAGTGATCGATCATGCCAAGGCACGCGGGCTTTATGTCGGCAACAACCCGGCCGATTGGAAGGGCGGACTGAAAGAGCTTCTTCCGGCCCGCAGCAAGCTCACCAGAGGGCACCACGCGGCGGTGAGCTATCAGGACTTGCCGGCTGTCATCGCTAAGCTGCGTGGCGCTGCAGGCGTGTCAGCGCGTGCCGTTGAGTTCGCTTGCCTCACGGCTGCACGGTCGGGCGAGATCCGCGGCGCGGCATGGTCGGAAATCGACTTCGATCAAGCTCTATGGGTAGTTCCCAAAGAGCGCATGAAATCGGGCCGCGAGCATCGCGTGCCGTTGACTCCCCGCGCCATCGAGATTCTACGCGGCCAGCAGCAAGTCACAACCGGCGACTTCGTATTTGAAGGCGGCAAGGAGAAGACACCAATCAGCGATACGGCAATGGTCAAGGCACTGCGTGCGGCCGGGGCAGGGGACGCGACCTTGCACGGCCTCCGTTCGAGCTTCCGAGACTGGGCAGGCGACGCAACGCACCATCCTCGCGACGTAGCGGAGGCGGCGCTGGCGCATGTCGTTGGCAATGCAGTTGAGCAGGCTTATCGGAGAAGTGACGCCCTGCAGAAACGGCGGGCTTTGATGTCGGATTGGTCAACATACTGCGAAAGCGCAGTTACAGCCTAATTGCAGCAATTTCCGCATTGACAAAAATGTAAGTTTACATCACCTTCAACTAAAGAAGGTCGAGATAACCCGATCATCTTTGTAAACCGTCTACCAACAAGATGTCAACCCCCAGAAGGAGAAAAAATGAAAATTGCTGCGAACGACAATCGGCCGCGCCTCATGTCCCCGAAAGAGGCGGCCGAGGCAACCACCATGTCGCGCGTCCTTCTCGCCATGATGGCGAAGGAAGGCAAGTTCCCGCCTCCCGTCCGAATTGGTGAGAAGCGCTGCGCCTATGTCCGCGATGAAGTGGAATCGTGGATCGACGCTCGTATTGCAGCGAGGGCAGCGGCATGAGCAGCGAGATCGAAGACCTCCGGCAGGAGCTTGCTGCTACCCAATTTTGGCTGCGGACATTGTTCTGCGTATCTGCACCCAACGCCGAGGAAGAGGCACGGGCAATCAGGAAGACGATTGTTGACCTGAAGAACTTCCCGCCAAAGGACAATTGGAACGCGGCTGAGTACGATCGGCTTGCGGCACTGCGGCTTCCTCACATCGAGCGCATCGGAAATGACATAGCCGACACGCTGGATCCACCAGCCTAACCAAACCGCCCTGGCCGTTTTGGCTGGGGCTTGTCACCACAAGGAGACCTAATGGAAATCTTAAACCTTCGGCCAGCTTGGCGGCCGCAGGATGAGGCCGATTTTGACATCCAAATCGGCGATCATCTTAGAGTCTACAGCCTGGCCCTCCGGCGCCTGAACAGCGGCCATTATCGCGTCGTGGCGCCACGGTTCGGCGGAATGCATTCCGCGACGTTCGCGCCGCCGTTGGCTGCCGAGATCGTTGCGGCCGTTCTCGAAAAAATTGGAGGCTCTAAGGCCGATGACAACCGCAGCGCAGCCTAAGACAGAAGACGGCCCGTATATCGGCGAGCAGGTAACTCACGACAAGTTCGGAGCTGGTACCATCCTCGACACCGATGGCGACAAGATCACTGTCAAATTTGCCGCTGGAGAAAAGCGTGTCCTCTACAGCTTCTTGAAGATGGCTAAGAAGCTGGCGGCCGCAAACGACAACAAGCCGCTGACTTTCGTTAATCCGGCCGATTGGCACGGTCTGCCGATCCCGCAACGCCAGTGGTACGCGGAAGGCCTGATTCCGATGCGGCAAGTCACGATCTTGAATGGTGACGGCGGCGTGGGTAAATCACTGCTCGCCCTGCAAATAGCTGCAGCTGGCGCTATGAGCGTCGATACGCTCGACATGGAGCCCTGGGCTGGCCGTGTGCTCTGCATCGGCGCCGAAGACGAAGAAGAAGAGTTCCACCGACGGCTGGCCGACATAGCAGCGACGCATGGCAAAGACCTGACTGATCTTTGGATGTTTCGCCTCCTGCCGCTCGCCGACCGCGATGCTTTGCTTGCCGTACCGGACAAGTCCGGCAACATGAAGCCGACCCCACTATGGGCCACAATCGTCGAGCAAGCCTGTGAGTTCAATCCGCGTCTGATCGTCCTCGACACGGCGGCAGACCTTTTTGGCGGCGATGAGATAAAGCGCGGGCAAGTCCGGCAATTCATCGGGCAGTTGCGGCAGCTGGCGATCGGACTTGATTGCGCTGTGGTGCTGCTGGCTCACCCCTCCGTGGCGGGCATGCAAACCGGCACCGGCTCGTCTGGTAGCACCGCGTGGAACAACTCCGTCCGATCGCGGCTCTATCTCACCCGGCCGGATGGCAAGGACGCCGACCCAGATCTGCGTATCCTGAAGACAATGAAAGCCAACTACGGCACGACCGGCAACGAGATCAAGCTGCGCTGGAAGGACGGCGCTTTTGTGCTTGATGACGGAAAGCCGCGCGCCGGTTCGCTGATGCTTGCCGCACACGCCGAGCGGGTCTTCAAGGATCTGCTGTCGCTCTTCAATCGCACCGGCCAGAACGTTTCCGACGTCACCGGCACCAGCTACGCTCCGGCGAAGATGGCGAAGCATCCAGACGCTGAAGGCGTTTCTAAGAAATTGCTGGCCGATGCGATGCAGCGGCTGATCGATCGCGGCGAGATCAAGATTGTCTTGGATGGTCCGCCCTCGAGACAGCGCAAGCGGTTGATACTGGCATCAGAGGATTACGGGCCGGAGGAGTGATTTCCACCGACCCTTCCACCGTGCTTCCACCGGCCTACCACCGCCTTCCACCGAGGGTAGCCACCACCCCCCTATAACCCCCCGTGCGGTGGAAGCACCGCTGGCCGGTGGAATCCGGCCGCTAACTTCGCACCGCTTAACGAAACCAAAGAGGAGAGATCGAGATGCAAGAAGTGATCCCGCTAGCAGAGCAAATCAAGGCCCGCCATCCTGATACGGGACGGCCAGTTACCGTCGTCGGCGTTGACGTCTCGTCAGCGTTCGGCCCGAAGCTTGTAATCATCCACCGCGGCCCTGACGGTATCCGCGCCGATCTTGTCGACTACGCCGACGAACTCACGCCGACGGTGCGCGCATGACCCTGCCAAGCAATCTACGCACCACGGCCGGCCGAAACGCCGCAGAGCGGGAAGCAAACAAGTTTCTCGCAGCCAACGACAACACCCCGCCGAAAGGCCGGGAGCCGGTCTATCGTGGCACGCGGCCAGCTTTCAACTGGGCAGCAAAGAGCGACGAGTACGGCGCTGCATGTTTGTGGTTGGTCGCCCGCCAACGGCTGCCAGATTCCGTAGTCGCAGCCAATGACAACGAGCCGCCAACGGGTGGCCTCGACGTGAGGCGAAACGGCACCGCACGGGGCAAGCAAAAGCCGAAGGCCAGCCTTGGCGCGCATCTGGACTTGCCGCCAGTGCTCCCGAGGCTTGGTGACGGTGAGCCGCAACCAGTGGAGCCATGCGGATACACGAGGCTAGACGTCTTGCCGCAGAACGATGTGGAAGAGCTATCCGATGATTTCATATCATTCGGTTCTTGTGGTGATGCCGTCGCGCCAGGTGCTGAGTTCATCGGTGCGGAAAGCGGCTTAGGTACGCCACGGCCGGGCAAATCCAAGGGCTCGCCTCTGAAGGCTGAAGATCCGACCTTCGACGAGCCGCCACCGGACGTCGACTATGTGATTGAGTTACTGATGGCGCGCGAGAACGTGGCTGGCATTGGTGCGGCGTTCGGTGCGACCGGCCGGTATCAGGACCGCAAGGGCGCTGCCATGCTTGAGAAGGCGATGGCTTGGGCGAAAGCGCAGGTTGCGGAAAGTAATTTCGCGCCTGTGTTGCAAATCGTGTAGCGTAGTTTCGCTATAAGCATAAGAGTTCAAGCCGCTCCCCAAGGGCGGCTTTTTTATTCGGTGCTGCCGCGCCGATAGCCGTCGTCCTGTTCTCCAAATCCGGGATTAAGCGCCGCACGTAGGACATGCATGCGAACGCAGACGGCGACCCCATTGCTGATGCCGGATGTACGCACAGCAATACCATCCCAGCGTGATGCTGGTTGATCGAGCCGCACACTGCTTTGCTCTCCTGGTGGGCAGTGTGCGGCTTTCGTTTCCCCATTCAATAAGGAGGCCGGAATGGCCCTGCTCGATGACGTCAAAGCCGACGTCACGTCGGCGCTCGCCGGCACGCTGCGCACTGTCACGTTCTGGCCGTTCACGCTCGATGGAGACGATGGCTATGGCAACCCCGTGCCCGCATACGGCCCGCCACACGCCTGCGAAGGCCTGCGCGGCAGCTACGATGCACAATATGCCGGCCAGTCTGGCATCCCTCGCACAGCGGCCAAGGTTGAACTGTTGGCCGGCACGCTAGCAGTGACACCTAAGCGCCTCGATAAGATCAACATAGAGGGCGGCTGGTGGTTGATCACTGAGATCGAGGTCGATCCCGCTGGCGCTATGTGGATCTGCCAATGCTCCGAGACAGAGGCAGCGCCATGACGGTCGATCTGGTCCCAATACCCCGAAAACGCCCGCGCCAAGGGACCGGTGGGGGAGTATTGCATTCACATTCCCATAAAAAATCCGGGAAAAAATCGACGGCCGAAACGGTCATTTCCTTTCTTGAAAAGCTTAAGATTCCTGAAGGCCCATTGGCCGGCAAGCCGCTGAAACTCGCAAGTTTCCAGAAAGATTTCGTCCGCGGCGCCCTTTCCCCAGACAATATGGTTGCAGTGCTTTCAATCGGACGCGGCAACGCGAAAACCGCTCTGAGTGCGGGCATTTCGCTCGCAAGTTTGATGGGCAAGATCGATGAGCAGCCGAAACGCGAGATCCTGCTAGCGGCCCGTAACAGGGACCAGGCCAAGATCGCGTTCAATTTCCTTGTGGGCTTTATCGAAAGCCTGCCGGCCGAAGAGCAAGAACTGTTCAACATCCGACGCGGCCAGCGTCTCGAAGTCGAGTACAGTGGCAACGGCGGTGGCTTGGCCCGATGCATCGCAGCCGACGGCAAGTCGATCCTCGGCGGTGCTCCTAACCTTGCCATCCTCGACGAGCGGGCCGCATGGGAACGAGAGAAAGGCGATAGTCTCGAGAACTCCATTCTTTCTGGCCTCGGAAAGCGTGGCGGCAAGGCTCTGATCATTTCGACCAGTGCTCCGGACGACGCGAACACGTTCAGCAGATGGCTAGATGAGCCGCCGCCTGGCACGTATGTTCAAGAGCACCGGCCGCCATTCGGCCTGCCTGCCGACGACGCCGAGAGCCTCCTGATTGCCAATCCTGGGGCCGCGGAAGGCATCGGCGCTTCGCTGGAGTGGCTACAGGCTCAAGCACGGCGCGCAATCGCTCGCGGTGGCTCGGCGCTGTCTTCCTTCCGCAATCTCAACCGTAATGAACGTGTCAGCACCGAAGATCGATCAGTGCTTGTCACCGTTGACGAATGGCTCTCTGCAGAAGTCGCTCCCGACGACCTGCCGCCCCGTGAAGGCGAGTGCATCCTTGGCATTGACCTTGGCGGCTCGCGCTCGATGTCGGCTGCTTGTTTCTACTGGCCCGCAACTGGCCGGCTTGAAGCTGTTGGCACGTTCCCGACGAAACCCAGCCTTGCTGACCGTGGCGCGGCTGATGGCGTGTCTGGCCGGTACGTGGAAATGCAGGAACGCGGGGAGCTTTCCGTTCTGGGCGAAAACACCGTGCCACCCGGCCTATGGCTGGCCAGTGTCGTCAAACTCGTCGATGGCTCGACCATTTCCAGCATTGTTGGTGACCGCTTCCGGCATGCCGAGTTTGTCGAAGCGATGCAGGGCGCCGGCCTGTCGCGGATCCCGTTCATTTGGCGCGGCTTCGGATGGAAAGACGGCTCGGAAGACATCGAACGTTTCCGGCGCGCACTGTTTGACGGCCAGGTGAAAACCAGGCCCTCGCTGCTGCTGCGGTCGGCAATGGCCGACGCGATCACGCTCGTGGATCCGGCTGGCAACCACAAGCTGGCCAAGGCCCGCTCGTTGGGCCGTATCGACCCGGCTGCTGCTGCCATTCTGGCAGTTGCGGAAGGCTCAAGGCGCATGGCTCGACCCACAAAGAAGCTGCGGCAGGCGTCATGGGTGTGATGCATCACGATCCCCGATGGCGCGCTGTTCGCCTCGCTGCTGTCCGCAGAGACGGCTGGCAATGCACCGAATGCGGCGCTCGCGGGCGCCTTGAGGTTCACCATAGGCAACCGGTGCGGCAGGCGCCGGAACTAGCTTACTCGCTGGGCAATCTAAAAACGCTCTGCACTGCCTGCCACCTGCAATACACGCTGGCCGAACGTGGCCAGCTTCCATCGCCAGAGCGTAAGGCCTGGCAATCCCTCCTGAACAAAGGACTCTAAATTGTTGGAATCTGTTAAAATTCAGCGTCGTCAGTCGGAAATCCGCCAGGCTCTTGCCGCTCTTGTCGGTAAGTCTGACGCCAGCGCCGACGAAATCCGCAACATGGAAAGCATGGATGCGGAATATCGCGGCAACGAAGTCCGCTATCGCGCCTCGCTGATCGCTGAAGACACCGAACGCCGGGACGCTAAAGGCGAGCTCGAAACCCGTTCCGATCGCGAGTATTCCGATCTCGTCGACCGCTTTGAAATGCGCCAGGTTGCGCTGTTCCTCGACGAAGGCAAGGCGCTGGCCGGTGAGACTGCTGAAGTCGTTCAGGAGCTACGAGCCAAGGGTGGCTATCGTGGTTGCCCGGTTCCGCTCGAAGCGTTTGCACTCGAACAGCGTGCCGGCGAGACTGTTGCGTCTGGCGTTCCTTCGCCCAAGATGACTGCCCCGATTATCGATCGTCTGTTCCCGGCCAGCGTGGCCGCGCAAATGGGCGTGCAGATGATCAACATTGCGCAGGGCTCTGAAGAGTGGCCGCTTACCGCCTCCTCGGTCACGGCTGGCTGGCAGGCTACCGAGACTGGCAACGTGGCTGGTCCGACCGTTTACTCGACCGCGCAGCGTAGCGTTGCCCCGAATTCGACTCTGGGCATCCAGATGAAGATTACGCGCAAGGCTCTGAAGCAGTCCGGTGATGCTCTCGAGCAGGCCGTGCGCCGCGATATGAACGGCTGCCTTTCTGTAGCACTCGATAAGGCCGTGTTCCTCGGCGCTGGTTCTTCCGGCGAGCCTGCTGGCCTTCTGGTCGGTTCCTACGGCATCACGTCGACGGCCGTTGCGGCTGCGGCATCGTGGGCTGCGTTCCGCGCGGCGATCGTTCGATTCATGACGGACAACGCGATCACTGGACCGGGCAGCGTCAACCTTCTGATTCGTCCGGAAGTCTTTGATAAGATGGACGGCACGTATATCACGTCGACGGCTGTTACCGAGTGGGATCGCCTCACCAAGAACGTCGGCTCGCCAGTCATGACGACCAATGCGCTGGCGGCTCCGACCGGCTCGCCGCTCGCAACCAAGGCTCTGCTCACCACCTCGATCGGTGGCGTTGCTCCGGCCGTTCTGGCTACGTGGGGTGCCGTCGACCTGATCCGCGATCCCTATGCCGACGCTGCATCGGGCGGCCTGCGCCTCACTGGTCTGGTGACCGCTGACGTCTCGGCGCTTCGCTCGCAGCAGCTGCAGATCCTTACGGGCGTGCAGGTCTAAATGCTCTACGGCGCTCCGACAACTTTTGAAATCCGCACGGAAGGCGGCTCGACCAGGTTGTCGGGCGCTTTCCCCTACGGCGCGGAAACGACGCTCGGGAACGGCAGGCGAGAACGCTTTGCCGCTCGGGCTTTCCGCTCCCGCATCGAGGCAGGCGAGAATATCTTTCTTCTCGCCGGTCACGACCCCGAAAAGCCGCTCGCCTCTACGGAGGCGGGCAGTTTGACACTCAGGGATAGCGACCCCGCGCTTCACATCGAGGCGCGCGTTGCGGCGACCACAAGCTGGGCGCACGACGCGCTTGCGGCCTTGGCGGCTGGTCTGACAAAGGGCATCTCGCCGGGCTTTCGCGTGTCTCCTGGCGGGGACATCGTTACGCGTTCCGCCGATGGCCTTCTGCGTACCGTCACCGCGGCTGACTTGTTCGAGGTGAGTTTGGTCACGCGGCCAGCCTATGACGTGGCGCAGATTGCGGCGCGGTCATGGGATCTCGCCAACGACGAGGCACCGGATGCTGGCCTGAAACGCGTTCTCAATCGCTGGAGGGCCTAATGGCTGAAACCATCCGACAAACTGAGGGCGTACCGGAGGATTATCCGGACGTTCCTGCCGGCCTGTCGACGGCAGCGGCCGCGCTGGATACGAATATGATCTGGCAGCGCATCGAAGCCTATATCGCGCACCGCTACACCTCCAGAGCCGTGACATGGATCGTGGAAGGCTGCGGCGAGTGGCATGCGCCTCTTGCGCCAGCAACCATCTCGACCGTTGAAACGTGGCAGGGCGACGCATGGGAAGCCTTCACGCTCTCGCCTTCACCGCTTGGTGGCTATGTCCTCCCCGGCGGCACGTATCGCTTTGCCGGTACGGTAGGCGCTGGCGACACTCCCGAAATCGTCAACGAGGCTTTCCGCCGGCTGGCCGAGTATATGGCGGCCGCAAAGAAGGGCTCGCCTGGCACCACGCGCGAACGTGTGACGGCTGGTAGCGTCACCGTCGACAAAAGCCGCTCGGCATCGTGGGCGGCTGAGGCAATGGCAAACAGTGGCGCCGCAGATCTGCTGCGCAACTATCGGAGGGTCTGATGAGTATCCTTGATTGGTTCAAACGGCCCGTCGAAAAGCGCAGCGCCATGAGCGGCTTTACGGCCGAGATTATGGCGGCTCGCGAATCCTACATCAGCGGCCGGCGCGGCATTGCCGAACTGACCGCCACGGCGCAATCGTGCATTTCGCTGTGGGAAGGCGCATTTGCGCTTGCCGATGTCTCGGGCACCGACTTACTCGATCGGCGCACACTCGCACTCCTGGCCCGTTCTCTGGCCCTACGTGGCGAGGCAGTGTTCAAGATCAGCGATAGCGGCCTTGTGCCGTGCTCGGACTGGGATCTGCGCACCAAAAGCGGCAAGCCTGTCGCCTATCGTGTCAGCATCTCCGAAGCTGGTGGCGGCACGACCGAGACCTTGCTTGCCGGCGAAGTGTTGCATCTGCGGATCGGTGCCGATCCTGTCGCGCCCTGGCTTGGTTCCGCACCGCTGCGGCGTGCTTCGCTGACGGCCGGGCTGCTGCAGGCGCTCGAATCTGCGCTGGCGGAGGTGTACGAGAACGCACCACTCGGCTCGCAGATTGTGCCGTATCCGGAAGGGCCGGAAACCGACATGACGTCGCTGGGGCGGTCTTTCCGTGGCCAGCGTGGTCGCGTGCTGTTGCGCGAATCGGTGAACGTCTCGGCGGCTGGTGGGCCGGCTCCTGCGGTCGACTGGAAACCGGCAGATGTAACGCCGGACATCGAGCGGTCCATGTCGGTGGAAAGCCTCGCGGCGGCGCGAGACGCTATCTCTGGCGCGTTCGGCGTTCTGCCTGGCTTGTTCAATCCCTCGACAACTGGCCCGCTCGTGCGGGAAGCCCAACGGCACCTGGCGCAATGGACTCTGCAACCGATCGCCATGCTCTTGGCCGAGGAAGCCAGTGAAAAGCTGGGCTCGCAGGTCGGCATCGACTGCATAGGGCCGACGCAAGCGTTTGATGCTGGTGGCTCGGCAAGGGCGCTCGCAACGATCGTGCAGGCCTATGCACAAGCCAAGGAAGCCGGATTGGCTCCCGGCGTCGTCGACGCTGCTTTGGCGAAGCTAGATTGGAAATGA